CCAGCCGGCCGCTCACGCCATCACCGGGATGGGTGGCCGCCTGCTCCACCGGTTGCAGCGGCAGCTCCAGCTCCTGGGCCCGCTGCAACAGGGCGTGGGCCAGGGGGTGGCGGGTGTGGGCCGCCAGCCTGGAGGCCCTCTCGTCAATGGGGGGGATTCGCCAGCCAGGCAAAGACCGTCGCCACCGTCTGGCTCACCATCTCCGGCACCTGTCCGTCCGGATCGCAGGCTTCCCGCGTCTTCCCGTGGACCCAGCAGTTCGCCACCATCTCGGTGGCCAGGATCAAGGGGGCAAGGATGATCGCCGCCAGAACAGCCTTGGGCACCATGGCGCCGGGGGTCCTTTGGAGTGGCATGGGTCAAAAAGAAAGAGAATGGTTAAAAAACAGCGCACACATTACCAGTTGGGTTTAGATACAAAGTTCCCCATGGCAGTCCTGCCGCTACAGCCGCGGCATTGTTTGCATACTGGCTTAATGCAGGAAGCTGAATGCCGGAGCTATTCAATTCAAAAACTAAATTAGGCCCTTTGAAAATCTGCAATTTTTTTGAGCTATCAACCAAAATCGCGTTGGAACTTGCTCCATAGCTAAACACTAATCCATTTATGCTAAATGTTCCGGCAATTGCGCTATCTTGAGAAGGAAACGAATTAGAGTATCCGCTAGCACTTACGATAGCATTGGCCGGCCCGCTAACAGCTTTTTGAGCAAAATAAGAAAAAAATTGGCATCGCAAGCTGTCAAATGCCATGACTGGGTTAACAAGGCCAGTTAAGACGGTGCCAGCGTAAACGTTGTAGCAGTTGTTCTTGAGGGCCGATCCTTGGCCAGCAGGTCCGTTCAACAAGTAATTAGTGGTTCCGTTATGGTGCACGTCGTAACTATTGCTTTCACATGTGCCCGTCATTCCAAACCCGGTGGCGCCAGGGCCGTGTTCCACTAGAGCGTCTGCGTTGCCAGTAAAGCTGGCTTGGATTACGCAGTTTGTACCTCTCGGTTGTCTTATGAGCGCACCAAGGCTTCCATAACTTTGAGAGTTGGCAAGTGTAAAGTTTACAATGCTTACATTGGAGGCCCTATCCATCACGATAGCGCCAAAATCTTTTTCGCTGCCTACCGCAGATTCTCTACCGCAATTAAAGGCTAATACCCCGTCAATTTGCCCGAAGCAAACACCTGTCGACGCATCTGGAGGGGACGCCGTCTGCTGAACTGAAATGACTCGCTCGCAATTGATTGCACGTATGTCTTTGTATTGAACATTCGTAGAGCGGTTAAATCCTCCAGGTGTGAGCGAATCTGGTTCTCCGCCCATCTCCATCGCAACGGTGCAGCCAACGACAGTGGTTCCTTGTACTAAGACATCTTCAACGCCGCTTTCAAATTGAATACCTTTGCCACCAGTGCCAGTCGCCGCCGACGCGCCACGCTTGCAGTTTTTGATGACTCCTCCAAACACCTTAACGTTTTTGCAATTTGTGCCGCCGATCCCGTTTTCTCCGCCGACAGCTCCCGTGGGCAAGCCAAAGTTATTTGCATCAATTTGTGGATTGTAAATTACAACGTTCTCGGCTGGTGAAGCTTCCGTGCCTTGCACAATAAACACGCCTCCAGGCACGGTAGAGCTGGTTAGCTTAATGAATCCCGATCCCGTAAATCGAATAACAAGATTGGAAGGGACAATTATCGCGTCACTGACGTTGTAGTTGCTGTTGCTGTTAAATAGGACTTCGCCGCCGCCTGCCGCAGAAACTTGGTTGAGCAAAGATTGAAGTTTGGCAGTGTCATCAGTTACACCACTGCCAATGCCGAAATCCTTGACGCTCACCACCTCTTGCAGCTTGCTCTCTACCGTCCGCGCAACGGCGCCAGTGCCAGCCTGCAAGAAGCCAACATTGGCCGCCGGAATCGAGCCGATGGTGTTGATCTTGTTGAAAGCCAGCACTTCCACCCGGTCGCCGGCCCTCAGCGCCGCAAGGCCTGTGATGCTGCTGCCGGTCGTCGCAACATAGTCGGAGCCGCGCGACAACATGGCTCCGTTGACGTACAGCTGCTCCAGGCCTGGGTTGTACTGCAGTGTTTGGCTGTTGTCATCAGCGCCGCTCAGGCTGGTCAGGCCGGCCGTTGCTGTTTTCTTCCACCGCAGCAGGGTCACGTTATCCGTGGTGTCCTCCCAGGTGGATCCGTTCCACACCCGCATCCGCTTGGTCTGCGAGTTGTAGTAGAGGTCGCCAACATCCAGCGCCACGCCAAACGGATCGACAACTGGGTCCGCGGAGTAGGCCCCGTAGTAGATAGCCCTCAGGTTGGAAGCGGGACCGATGCTGTCCGTCAGCTCCTGCTCCGTGTAAAGGTGTTGAAGGCTGTCGGTGTCCATGTCCGCGGCCACCAGCGTTGAGGCGTCGCTGTAGTCCACCAGGCGCCCGCTGACGGGCGTCACTCGTTTGACCACCACCTCGGCACCGCTGGCTGGCGCGGTGGCCAGCTGGATGGTGGTTGCGTTGACCCAGGTGAAAGTGGTGTTGACGCTTTCAACCTCCACGTAGACATGCTCTTTTCGGATGTAGCCAAACGGCACCACGAATTGAGTGGTGCTTCCGTTGCCGGAATAAACGACGTAGCTGTAAGCCATTAGGGTGCCTGCCGTTGAGTGAAGACCCGAATGCGTTGATCAGGGCTGGGCGCACCGTACCCTGACAGGTAACGGTTGTCAGTCTGCACCTGCCGCAAGGCGCCAAGGCGCACCTGAAGGTCGGGGTTGCTTTCCAGGAACGCCTGCTTGGCCCGTTCCTTGTAGACGGCGATGACGTCATTGATTCGCATGGCCCTTGGGCTCATGGCGCCCTTGCTGGGCTGCCCATAGGGCAGGTTTGCGTAGCTCTCGTCCTGCGTCACCAGCGTCGAGAGCTCCTGGTGCAGCGTCTTGCCATTGATCGGCGTGCTGGCAGCCAGGGTCGTCAGTTGATTCAGCTGCTCGTAGGAGAGCTTGAACTGCGGAATGTTGAACTCGTTGGGCGACCACACCAGGAAATTGGTCCCCTTGCCTGCCAGCTTGGCCATCTCCTGATCAACAGGATCAGTGCTGGCCGTGCGGTTCGGGAACGGAGCGCCAGGACTGAAGCCTTGCACCAGGGCTCGAAGCCATGGCTGATCGGCTGGCACGTACTGCGTACCCCAGATCTGATCTGGTGCCACCGGCTCGCCGGTGATGGGGTGCAGGGTTGCCGGCAGGCTCCCCGACAGGCCGGGGATCTGGTTCTGATACCGCATCGCCACCTCGTGGAAGAAGGAGAAGGGGAACGGCATGTTGCTGGCTGGGATGTTGCGCTCAACCGGGTCCGCCCCCTGACGCATGTGGCGCACAAAGGCAGGCATGAAGCCTGCTGCGCGACGCTGGAAGTAGGCGAAGACCGGGTTGATCCTGTTCTCTTCTGGCGTGAACCCTCGGTCCGTCAGCTCATTGATCATGTCCATCACGTCAGTGATGCCGCCAAAGATCGACTTCGTGAACTGACCAATGCCGGCGTCCTTGGCCACCTCCGCAAGTGTGAGGATTGCGCTGCTGCCCAGGGCCTCTCGCGCTTCGACCGGCAGGCTGTTGGCCTTTTCGATGTAGCCGCCAATGACGCCAAACACGTTGGACAGAGTGTCCATCGAGGTCAGGTCGTAGTAGGGCGACCACTCGCCGCCGAATGGAGCCCTGAACCGAATCGAGTAGGGCTTGTATCCCATCAGGCGCTGCTTGCGGCGTACCTGAGCGTTGGAGGATCCTGGCCCCGTCATCTCGACTGAGCCGCTGGTGGCCATCGCTACGCCCATTGCCAGCGTCATGTAGCCGACGGCAATCTCGCCGATGGCTCGCTCTCGGGTGAAATTGTCCTGGCTGTAGATGTCTCGCCACCAGCTGTCGACCAGGGGAGAGGCGGCGCCGCTGGCCCGCATTGCGGCCTTGACGATGTTTGCAGGCCCTCGGTTCAAGGGGTGCAGCAAGCCCAGGACTGGCGCCATCTCGACTGCGTTTTGCATGAGCTGCGGCACCAGGCTCACCACCTTCGAAGCCGTGTTGAACCCGTGAGGGATGGTCGGGGACTCGCTGACGAAGGCCTGGGCCCTGTCCACGATTTCGCGAGCGCTGGTCAGCCCCTCTTCCTGTGCCTTGCGCACCCCGTACTCGAAGGTGCGGGGCTCCATGCCGACCGTCACGGGGTCCGTGAAGCTGGCCCAATCCATCACGTTGCGGGCGTGCTGCCCGGTCAGAGCCCCACCCTGGATTTTCCGGCCGTTGACGATCACATCGACCGTCTGCTCTTTCAGCAGTTCCTCAGTGCGCTTTGACGCCCACTCCCAAGCGTCGCGGCTGCCAGGCTCAAAGCCCCGTCGCTCAGCGTTGAAGAGCTCCTGATCCATCAGCCGAGCCCATTCAGCGCTGGGCCCCACCAGGGCGCTGTAGAAGGTGTCGATGCTGCCGGCAACACGGCCCGACACGTTCAGGGCTTTCCAGATCCAGCGCATGCCGACCGCGGTGAGGTTCTGCGCGTTGGGATCGAGGAAGAACGGGTTGTCGCCGGTGTTTTGCCGGACCGGCTGTTCCTCGGCGGCGCCCAGTTTCAGCTTGAGCTGGTCCGACTCCGTGTACCCGCGCCGGCTGAGCTCGTTGAAGTCGCGGCCCAGGTTCATGAAGGCTTCGTTTTCGCGGAAGGAGGCCGCGGCCAAGCGAGAAGCGTTGGCCAGGTTGCTGACGTACCGGCCGTACATCATCGAGCTGAGCCCGGCCCGGCGCATGGCGAGGTAGGCGGCCCTGCCGTCGCCAGCAAGAGCCTGGAAACCGGCAGTCATGGCCGAGCCTGAAGCCTGCGCCAGGGGCAGCGTGGTGACCCTGTAGGCCGATCCAACCAGCATCTTGAGCCAGGTGCGGGCAGACCACAGCAGAGCCCCTCTGTAGACCTGCAGGAGGGCGTCCTGCGCCAGCCAGCCGGCAGGCATCTCTTTGATGGTCTCGGCAACCTTCGGCCCAAAGCCCTTGACGTTTCTCGCCTGCACTGCGATGCGAGCCAGCACGTCGCCGACCTCCTGCGCCTCTGGCGTCATGTCTCCGGTGCGGATCGCATCCATCACCTCGGGAGCAATGCGATCGGCCAAGACCTCTTCGGTCTCTTGCATCGCCTGCTCCACGATGGTGCGCACTGGTTCGTCGGGAATCACCGGGGGCGGCTCGATTGCCGCCTCGGAGCCGACGACTCGGTTGGCTGTGTTCTCGTCAAACAGCAAGACTTCGTCGACGGGACCCGCTGCAACCCCGGCTTCGCCGGCCGGAGTGCCCGTGCCGTAGCGGATGCCGTCGTACCCGTTCTCGGTCGCGTAATCGCGGATGCCGCGCTGCTGCACGTCGGTCAGGAAGATGCTGTCCTTGTTCTGCTTGATCCGTCCCAGGCCCAGCTCTTGCACCAGCTCGCTGATGCTCTTGTTGCTGCCCACCAGGTCGAGAATCTTGACGTCGTGAGGCACGTCGCCAAACACCTCAGCTTCGGCGCCGGTGTAGTAGGGGTTGGTGGTGAAGTAGACGCCCTTCCCGAGCACCCCGTCCTGCGTGGCCTGGAAGCCTCCGCTGAGGATTGCCTCGCCGGCCTGCTGGCTGGTGGCATGACGCAGCTCAGTGCCGCGTGGCAGCGTCTGCAGGGTGACGTTGCCACGGGTCTTGATCTGGGCCGCCCGCAGGCGCTGAGCATCCTTCCGGGTGGCACTCATGTAGGCCACATCCAGCTTCAGCTGATCGTTCAGTCCGACCACTAGCTGAGCCAGTGCGTCGGCCTTGTCGGCATCGGACTGGGCGTCCATGAACCGGACGGCTGTGACGCTGTTCTCGTTGATGTGATGGTCGCGCAGCAGCTGCACCGCGCGGAATGCAACGAGGTCGTCCTGGCTGCGGGGGTCCCCCTGGCGGGCGGCCGGCAAGCGCTGGATCGTGGCATCGACATCCAGTCCATCGGCCTGCAGCTGATCCAGGGCCGCCTGGTTGATGTGGCGCTCGGTGAAGCTTGCGATGCCGGTGGCCTCTTCTCGATTCGAGAGGAAGTCGTGCAGAGCCCGGTTGGCGGCCACCATGTCGGCGGGGGCCGTCGGCACGTAGGTTGTCTCGCCGCTGCGGCTGACCAGCCTGCGAACGTCGGACGCCATCATGCTCTCAAGGCTGGCCGAGCCGTCCTCCAGGGCGCTGCGGTTGGCCTCAACCTTGCGAGCAAAGTCCTCGGGGTCGATCTCTGAAATGGCCAGCTGCTGTTGCGGTTGCCGCGGGTAGCGAGGGCCTTCGGGGCGGTATCCACGATCAGCGATTTTTCCCTCGAACGCCCGCTCAAAGACATCGTTCCAGGTTTGGAAGCCGTTGCCTTTCAGCCAGTTCACTGTCTTGTCGGCAATCTGGCTGAGCTTTTTCATGGGCTCAGCCCAGGTGGCATTGGCGTATTCGCTGCCGTACTTCCACCAAACCTGGAAAGCGAAAGCCTCTGCCTCTTTACGATCGACAGTGCCATCAAGCAACTCTCGCTTGAGCGCATCGTCATACTTGATTCCGCGAGCAGCTAACTGACGAATCTCCTGCTCGCCCGCTTTCAGCGTGCCAACTTCCTCGTTGGTAAGGAACAGGCGTTGCAAGCGGTGAAAGGCCTCGTGGTAGCCAGTGGTGAGCTTTGCCGTGAAAGATAGAGGCTCTCCCTTGTAAGCCATCGCAACGCGGATGAGATCGTCAGCCGGGTCTTGGCCATACATGTAGCCGCCAACAGCGTCATACCTTTCGCCTACATTGCGGCCATACGCCTGCGCCTGATACCTGTCAAATTGCCCAGTAATTTCAGCTGGAAACTGAATGTCAACAGATCCCCCAACTTTCTGAATCTCCTCTTTGAGGACGATTGATTCAGCTAGCTGGGTCTTCTGCGCTGGCGTGAGTTTGATCCTGCCGGTGAAATCAGCGCCAAGCGAAAGATCGCCCATGCCAACGTCGCTGATCTGCTGCGCAAAGCCTTGGTCCGGCACTTCAAGGAGGCCGGGCTTCGCATCCCTGGCCATGTCTTTGATTGCAGCTCTGACTTGATTGCCATGCGCGGCAACTTGCTGAAGATCAAGGCCAGCCGCTTCGACCGCTGCCCGAAACTTTGGAGCAGCCTTAGAAACAGTCTTTACATCATTGGCAAGAATGTAAGCGGCCCTATCCAGGTCGCTGGCAAATTGCAAGGTAAACCTACGGTCGCCAAAGCTATAGCGTGGCGCAGACTTTTGCAGTTCGGATGGAAGAGTGAAGGCAGGCTGAGTTTTGGCGGGGGCAGGGGCGGCGGGCTCAACGCCGTACTGCGCTTGCAAGTCGGCCAGCTGTTTCTCCCATTTGGGAATAGCGCTTTCCAGTTGCTGGACAAGCTCAGTATTGTCGCGTTCTCTGGCGGCCGGAAGCCGTTCGTCCTTGCTGAAACGAATCCGCTCTTGCAGGTCGCTGATCTCTTTCAGCACTTTCTTGCCGGCCACGCTGGTCGCCGGTGGCATCGCCGCCGCTGGCAACTCCGGGGCCTGTCCGATCGGCGTCGGGTTGCCGCCAGGTCGCGCAGGCCCGTCCAGGTCCTCCAGCTTGTTGACGGTCGTCTTCAGCTCAGTGAGCCCCTTGTCGAGCGCGCGGAACAAGCGGGCGTCCGACTCGGCCATTGCCCGTAGCGTGCTCTGAAGCGCATCCGCAAGCGAACCAGGTTTTGCGGCTGGTGGCGCCTCCAGGGGGGTCACTGCCTCTGGCGGCAGCACTTCCGGGGTCACGGCCTCCTGGGCCTTTGTGGCCGGCTTGGCAGGCTGCTCAAGCTTCAGGCTGGGTCCGTTGAACTCCTCCCTGATCGCCGTGCGCAGCCTCTCCAGGTTGTCGGCCAGCACCTTCTTCAGCGGCTGCTTGCCCTTGACCTGCTCAACCATGCTGTTGAGGACGTCTCGGACCGGGCCCTGGTAGTCGGCCACCTCGTTGAAGACGGCTGCGGCCCGGCCGGCGCCCTCCTTTGCTGCCTGGCTGCCAGCCACGTCGATCACGTTGCCGGCCTGTTCCAGGTAGCCGGTCCTGCGGACATCCGCCGCCGCTCGCAGGGCGTTGAACTCCTCCCGCAGCGCCGAGAACGCCGCGGCCCGCACGTCAGCTCGCACACTGAAGTCGCTTTCCTTGGCCTCCCACTCGCCGCCCAGGACCTTGAGCAGGGAGTTGTCCTCCTCAGAAACGGTCGTCAGCGCAAACCGCGCCTCGTGCATGGCGGCAACAATCTTCTCCGCGCTCCACTTCTTCTTGACTGCGGCTGCAGCCACGTCGGAGATCACCTGCTGGTCGACGTCGACGGATCCCAGGGCCACGGCCTTCGCCAGGTCCAGGCCGCCGGTGGAGACCTTGTCGAACAGGTGCTGGGGAAGCCTGGTCAGCGGAACGGCGTCAGCCATCACACGCCCGGAGGGGCTCACTCCCCCTTCGATCATCTGCTGCGCAGTCATGCCGGAATCGCGCATGACCTTCGCTGCGTCCACCGCCGTCCCTTTCTCCTCGGCGATGTTCTGCATGGCCCCCTTCACCCGAGCCTCCGCCGCATCCTTGGCCTGGATGAAGCGAACGTTGACGGTTTCGTACCCGCTATCGAGGGCCCGGCTCAGCCGGTGGTGCCCATTCACGACGTAGACCTTCCCGTCGGCCGGGTCGCGCCAGACGCTGAGCACACCCGCCAGGTCTGGGTTGTAGGCGCTTGTGTCCTTCAGGGCTAGGCCAACGCCCTTGCGGTTGACGTTGAGCTTGTACTGGAACCGCACCGGATCGAACAGCACCGTCTTGGTCGGGACGGTGGCCAGCTCCTCGTAGGCCGGCTTCTGCAGCTCTGGCACCTGGCCGGCAACGACCGGCTGGGGCTCCGGCGTGCTGTTGCTGATCTTGGCGACCTCCGTCTGCAACGCCCGGTGCTTGACCTCAAGCTCTTGCAGGGCGCTGTTGAGCTCTTCCTGGGGTGCGTTGGAGCGCAGCCACTCCTCGTAGGCGGCCGTGTCGGGATTGGTCTGGGCCTCGACCTTGCGCAGCCACTCCTGTGTCGGCCAGTAAGGGTCAGGCCGCCATGTGATTCGACGGTATCCACCCTCGCCGTCGGGGGGCGGCATCATGCCGAACGGGTCCTGCTCCAGGGAGTAACTGGGACCGCTCGGCCGTACCGGGGGTGGGTTGAGGACTGGAGTCGGGGCTGCAGGGGCAGCAGGGGCTGCAGGGGCTGCAGGGGCAGCAGGGGCAGCAGGGGCGGCAGGAGTCGAAGTTCCCGCAGTTGGGACACTTGCTGTTGGCACGGCCGGTTCCTGCCCGGCTGGAATGCCGCTCTGGCGCCGCCCGGTCATGCGGATGGGAGCCGCCGGGGGGACCTCGGTGGCCTTGACGTCGACAGTGGTGGCTGCTGCCGGGGGAGAATCGGGCGCAACCTTCCGCCCGCCCTCCTCGGCCAGTGCGCTGGCCCTGGCCACGCGAACGGTGCTCTCGATGACGTCAGCTGTTCGCTGCAGCAAGGCTTTCGCGGCGGCTCCGGTCAGGCCTGCGGCGATGCCAAGACCAGAGCCATAGATGAAGCCGTTGATGGCGCTCTTGAGCTGCGCGTCAACGCCGGTGTCGCCAGGGCTGCTGCGCAGGTACTTGAACACCGGGCCCTCAAGAGGCGTGCCGGTGATCTTTTCGGCCAGCGTGTTCAGCAGGTCGGTCGGGTTGCCGGCGTGAGGATCAAACCCAATGGCGTCCATCACGAACCCGTAGCCGGCGCCCTCGGTGCCCCATTTCGCCAGCCGGGCCAGTGGCGCCACGGCCTGACCTGCGCGAGTGCCGCGCATCACTGCGGCAACGGTGCCTGCGCCCTGCTGGACGGCACGGGCCGTGGTGGCGGCCTCTGGAAACGCAAGCGCAGAGCGTGCGGCAACGGCCCGTCCAGCGCCGCGCAAGGCCATGATCTCGATGCCGGCCTGCACCAGGGGCGTGATGATCTCCTCGGCCTGGCTTTCTGCCTTGATCTTGGGCAGCGCGGGAATAAAGCCCAGGATCGGAGCGTCAGGCCGGCTGGCGGTGGTTTCTTTCAGGCCTGGGACACCCGCGCGAGCCAACGGGTTGTTGATCGCGTTGTCGGAGATCTCCTGGACGATGTTGCGGACTGCGCTTTGCGCCACCCTGACGCCTGTGCCCAGGGGGCCCTCGTACATCCGCTCTGGCGGCTTGCCCTGCAGCAGGTTGCTGATGGCCGAATAGCCGGCAGCAACAGGCATGGTCAATGGATTGACCCCCGCCATTACCGCCAGTTGATCGCCAAGGGATTTCTGGACCGGCTTGGGCAGCATGTTCAGCAGGTCGCCGGGCCCCGGCAACCGCGGCAGCTGTAGCCCTCCAGAAGACGCAGGACTGGCAGGGCGGCCCTGGGCCTGAGGCGCGGCCGCAGGAGGCGCTGCCTTGGCCGCAGGGGCCACATAGACCTGGCGCTCTTCGCCGGTCTCGGGATCCTTGATCGTCTTGTAAGGCATGGCTCAGCCGCGGCGCGATTGGACGGGATCAATCTTCACTCGAATGCGACCTTTGCCTTTGCCCAGGTCGTCAAACAACCCGCGGAATGCCGCAGGCGACAGATCAATGATGCGCGGATCTTGCTTGTTGAGCGAGGTGTCGGTGCCACCCATTGATCCAACGTCATTGGCCCACACTCGCACCGTCCTGCCGGTGTCGAGGTCTTCAACCAGCAGCCATTTGCTGAGGTATTGGCCTCTTAGCGACCTCTGAACGGCCGCTGTCATCGCATTGGGGTTGTAACGCTCACCGTTGGCCGTGGGGCCTCCAATGACGCCATCACTGCCACCGCCGCCCGAATAGAAAGTGGCGTAGCCGGTCATGCCGCCGCCGCGCCGTGTGCTGGCAGCCAGGGCCGGAGCCGTCTGAGGTCGGCCGCCGCTGTAGAAACTGTCGATTGCGGCCAGCACTTCCCGATGCCGCGACGTCGGCACGGGAATGTCAAAGGACGACCCAGTCCTGTGGCCAGGGTCCTGGTGACCGCCGGTGTTGGAGCGCCACTGAGCGAACTCGGTTACCGGATAGCCGAGGTAGCGCAGGTACTGGGCCAGCCGCAAGGCCGTGGCATTGTCCCTGGCCCCGTGGTGAACGTGATCGTTGCCGACACCGTGCTTGACGTCGTATCCGGGCATTCCCTGGATGCCGTGCAGGGTCTGCGTTTGCTGGTCTGCGCTGTAGCCAAAGCCTGCCACCGCGACGTACCGCCCGGTGCCGGGCATGACGGTGGCCTGTGCTGGCGTCGCGCCGGTGGCGAAGTTGAGCGCAGTGTTGCCGATGTTGCCCAGGGCCCGGATTGAGGCCAACCAGGGGTTCTGCGCAGGCGATTCAGGCCGCGGCCGAGGAGCAGCACTTACCAGGTCTGCTCGCTGGTCCAGCTGCTGCAAGCGGCGAAGGGTGTCCGGGTCCACTCCGTTGAGCTTGCCGTGCTTGCGCAGCTCGTTGATGAAGAACTCTCCCGGCTTCATGCCGGCTCGCTTGATCATCAGCTTGGTCGCGTCGTCCAGCCGCCCCCCGGAGAGAACGGTGTCGACCTGCTGCATCAGCACTCCAGCGTCGTACAAGGGGCGATTGCTCCTGGCGTCGCGCTGCAGCTGGCGGTTCTTCCCGGGATCCCCGGAACCGTCAAACCAGCCGGTGTTTCTGCTTTTCCATTCCTCCGGGTTGGCATACGTGGGAGCCGACATTTCGCCGTCAGTTCGCTTCCGCAAGCCAAAATTGCTAGTAGTGAACAGCTTGTTTAATTCCTGAGTGATCTCATCTGGGCTTTTCCCTTGTTGAACCCCGCGCTTGATAATGTCGTTACTGCGATCAATCATCAAGGCTTTAGCTCTGGCCAGCATTTGATTCTCGACAAGTGACGGCTCGCCGCCACCGTCGTAAGAACCGGACGTCCTGGCGTACTTCAGCCACTCTTGCTCTACTGCTCCCATAAGCGTTTTCACAGATTCTCTGTAGGATTTTGCGTCTTCTCGCCCATAGGAATTAAGCAGCGAAAGCTGAGCTGCGCCCCATGTTGCCGATACTTCCCTGTTGTCAATGGCACGTTGAATCTCCACCCTCAGCGAGGCGGCCACGCCTGAGTCCATTGCCGCTTCAGTAAGCCTTCTGGAATAAGATTCTTGATTGATCTGCTGCTCTCGCCCATTTACAGCGGCAAAAGCGTTGGTGTAGTAAGTGTCAATCTGCGAGGTTGCAGCAGCTTGCTGGTTTGGCGGAAGCGAAAACACCCGCTGCCTTGCGGTCTCCAGCCGCTGCTCGGCCAGCCTGGGATTGCTGTCGATCAGCCCTGGCGGCAGCAGCTCCTGCAGCCAGCCGTTCACCTGGTCCTTCACTTGCACCGACTGCAGCTGCTCCTCCAGGTTGTGTCGCTGCAGCCAGCGTTGAGAGTGCTCCTGGCTGGCCTTGAGCAGCCAAGACTCGCCGCCAAGCGCAGCAATCAGGCGTAGGTTTTCGTTGGGCGTGCCGTCTGCTTTTCTGCGCTGGTCGGCCGGGCCCACAAAGAGCTCCGCAAACGGGGCCATGGTGGCCTCCCAGCTGAGCGGGCCGCTGCCCTGGGCGCCAGCTCCCATCGAAGAATCCCACAGATCCCAGAGGGTCTGCGTCACCGTCTCACGGGTTTGCCGATCCACGCCTACCAGCCGCTGGTCGTCAAGCAGGGCCTGCAGCATCTGGCCGGCGGCCTGGGCCGTCATCTTGCCGGACCGATAGGCCCCGGCGACCGACTGCACTTCGTTCGCGGCGTTGCCTCGCCAGGCCTCCATGTTCTGGGCGATGTGGGCCTTCTCCTGGCGGTCGAGATCGGCGCCCATGACGGACGCAACCATCTGCTGCGTCTCCATCAGCACCTGCGGCGAATACTGGGAGTCCCGGTAGATGTGCGATCGAACCCATGCCTGGTAGGCAGCGCTCTGCGTGGGCAGGCTGTCGAGCCTTACCTGGCCCCCAGCGCCGTCGTCTACCAAGGGGTTCTGCCTGGCAGCGTTGTCGAGCGTGCCGACGTTGGCGACGATCGCCTGGCGTTGCACCGCATCCGCGAGGTATCGGCTCATCCCTGGATGGCGCGACAGCAGATACTGCAGCTGCTTGGCAGCACCGGGGTCGGTTGGGGCAGCCCGCTCAAGAGTGCGCTGCAGATCGGCGAGGCCAGTCAGGGGGCCGTACTTGCCCGCCTGGAACGCAAACGCGGCGGCCTCCTGCTTGCGCTCCTCGTCCATCGCCTTCTCGCGCTGCATGAACCCTTCGGCGATGCCAGCCAGGGCCGGGCTGAAGCCACCCAGGGCCTTTGCCAGGGCCGCGGCATCCTGTGAAGGCTGCGGCAGGTCGGGCAGGGCCGGCACCCGCATCGGGCCGCCAAGGGTCGGAGCACCAGGCTGGAAGAAGCTGGTGGCAGGGTTGGCCTGGGGCTGCAGGCCAGGCACCGCCATCTCGCGCTGGGCCAAGGGGCCGGGCGTGGATGGCAGCTCGACGCCACCCGTGAGGCGCTGCGACGTGCGACGGTCGACGGTGCCGTAGGTCTGTCCGGTGGTGATCTTGGCCATGGTTTACGCCCTCTTGAAGCCCCAGTAGTTGGTCTTGAGGCCAGCCGCTTTCATCTGGCTGGCCGTGCCAAGCCCGGCAGAGACGCCGCCCATCGCGCTCGACAAGCCCCCAATCACGTAGGGGGTGGCGCTTGGCATCGGCGTTTCGATCGGGCTCAACGGATCGACGATCTGCTGTTGGATGTAAGGCTGCTGGCTGGCGATCCGCCCGGCCCGGGTGACGCCGCTCCCTCGCTTCTGCTCCTGCACCATCTGAGTGGCGAAGGCCAGGTTGCGATCCGTGGCGTAATCGAACATCGCCTGCTGCCGGTGGACGTCGGCGATCAGGTTGTCGATGCTGTTGCCCATGCGCCCCGCGGAAAGCACCTCTCCCCTGGCTTGCATCGCAGCGCGGCCGGCCTCCTGCTTCTTCTGGGCGGCGGCCTCTTGTTCCTGCATCGTCCGAAGGTTCAGCTGACCGATCTCATCGGCGTAGGCCTGGTCGGCAAGCAGCCGCGTCTGCGCAATCAGGGCATCCTGCTGATTGGCTCGCATCTGCTCGAACGATCGAGATGCCTGCGCTTGCATCAGCTGCTGCTGATACTGCTGCTGCGCCTGGGCGTTGGCGAAGGCTGCGTTTGTCTGCGCCTGTTGGTACTGCGCGACCTGCTGCGCGATGCCCAGGCCGGCAGTGGCGATGCCGATGATGGCGGGAATGGGGCCGCACACGGTCAGATCCTCACGAACTCAAGAAACAGCCGACGTTCTGGCCCATAGTCTGGATGCTCGGCGATGAAGGTAAAGCCCAGCCACTGAAGCCATTTCTTGTGGACCGCGTTTCGGGCGTCCATCACGTTGAACAGCAACGGGTAGCTCAGCTGAAGCTGATCCAGCACCTCTCTCGACTGACGAAGAAACGTGAGCCGATCAAGCCGATCATCCACCATCCCGTCAGTCCCGAGCATCCAGATCCGTCCGACGCCATCTTCTTCTGGGATCACGCCCCACATGCCAATGGTGTGCCCGTTGCGGCTGACCATGGCCTGGCATGGCGCACTGTTGAGCATGCAGAACAGCAGGGCTTCCCGAGGAGTGGAGCCGGACTGCGCCATGACCTCGGCCGCGTCTTCTGCTCGCATTGCGTTGGAGACGGCCACCAAGTCAAGGATCTTGGCCGGCCTGGTGTATCCGTTCACAGTCGAGTGGCCCTCGCGTGATACCAGCCCTCCCATTCCGCCGACTGGAGTCGGCAGGGCAGCGGGCTGCTGCTGACGACCTGGATGACGACGTTGATGTTCTCGGCCATCACCGGCACCCGGAACTTCCCTGTCTGCACCGGCAGTTCTCCAAGGGCGATCTCGGCGTCTCCGAGGGTTTTGCCGCTGTAGGGGTAGGTCATGGTGTCTCGCCCCCGCGGCGTGACCTTCAGCTCAAAGCTCGACGTCTCGTCGAAGATCAGCGACCAGGTCCGCAACTGCAGCCTGGGGCCGCCGACAACGGCCATGCCGCCGCCGGGGGGCTGCTCCTTCAGGTACTGGGTGCTGAACTCGTAGAGCATGTCGTAGAGCTCTCCGACGAAGAACTTGGCCCCGGTCAGGTCGCCGCGCACCACAAGCGTGCCGTTGCCTCCGGCGCCGCCCGACGCTGTCTGGCTGATGGGGGCAACAAGCTGGCCATGCTTCAGGCTGTTGCCCGCAAAGAAGCGACCCACGACGACCATTGAGCTTCCCGCGTTGATCGGATAGGGCAGCGTGATGGTCGACTGGGTGTCGAGACCGGCGGGGGTGGTCAGCGCAACAGAGCAGCTGGCCTCGCTTGTTTTGCGATCCAGGAGAATCTCGATGGAGCTGCCGCTGTCGACCGTTTCAGGCCGCATGGCCACGCGCTCTAAGTAGACTCCATTGCTGTACTCAACGACCAGATAGAGATTGCTGTCCAGCATTGCCGCGCCGATGACAGACTTGGCCCCTTCCACTTCCCAGTAAGACCACGCAGACTGGATCTTGGTATCGTCCTGAAAGGTGAACTTGTAAAGGTAAATCCTTGATGGCTCGTTCTTGCTGAGCACGGCCAATGCTTCCTCTGACGACGTAGCCGCAAGTGCGCACAAAGCGCCCGGCACATAGCGAGGAACTGACGCCGTGACTTCCTCGGAGATTGGCACAGGGCCGGAAGCGTCTGGCAAGAAGAACTCCCTGATGCCGCTGTAATCTCCCTTCGGAATTGGAAAGAATACCGTGCGCCCAACCGCAACAGGATCAACGGTAAACGCCATCTCAAACGTGGTCATGGGAGTGACGCTTGCCGTTTTTGGCGTCAACGCTGTCCCGACGCTGCTGCCGCTGTCAAGCCGAAACTGACCATGAGGCGAGAACAGCAATAAGACGTTGGAAAAAGCTAGGCTGCTGATCAGAAAATTGATCTGCCGACCGCCTGCGTTCAGGTCGATTGGATCTGAGTCAACAACAGTTTGGACAGTCTCCGGCCAGAAGCGATCGTAAGCATCGGCTGCCGATAGGATCACATTTTCGTCTGCAAGCAGAACCAACCTATTGCGAAACAGGTTGACGTTTTGAATCTTGGTGCCAACAAAGGTCGGCTCAGGTGCGGTGGCAGCATCGCCAGCCACTCTGCCGGACCAAATAAACTTCTTAAATGTAAAGGTGCCATCGTTTTCTCGCACCAGCACATGAGGCATGGTGGCCGCGTCAAACTTGTAGACAGTGCCTGGTGCAACAGTCTCCTTCCAAACGCCCTCGCCAAACCCACTGCCGGCATTGGCCTCAAACTTCACGTAATAATCATCGGCGCGATTGGCGGCAGAGCCTTGCACTTCCACAATGAAGCCGTGGTCTGCCCTCGTCGGCAGGCTTGTTAGAGCGTTGACGGAGCCTTTGACGGCAACAACATCTGCGCCCGTGCGCGTGTCGGTAGCTGACAGAGTGTAAGAGCCGCCATCCGCTTTCTCGATACGGACAATGTAATCAACTGCGTCAACAACAAAAGCAGCCGTTCTAAACGTGATGGCGTCATTGTTGTTGACATTGTTGGCTGCAGCCGGCGAGAAAGTCACCTGCGTCGACGTGACCGCTGTGACCCTGGCGCCTTTGGGAATGTGGCCAGTGGCGTCGTTGATGTACTGCCCAACAACCACACCAGTGGTGCTGGCAAAGTTGGCTGTAGTCGTAGTGCCGGTGGCGTTGGTGGTGAGCGTGATCGCGAACGGGTTGATGGCGGACACTGCGAGCAAGCCGGCCAGCTGGGACGCCACCGTCGCGCTGTCAGGTGCCGTGCCGCCAGCGGCAGCCGTGGCGTAGGAGACCTCGGTGCTGTTGATCTTGACCTTGTAGGTGGTGCTGTAGTTGACGGACTTGACGAACACCATCGACTTGGTCCCCCAAGTAGGAGACAGGTCCGCCGCCATCGCCACCGTCTTTTCGCGGTTGACGATGAACGTGTAGTCCGCCACCGACGCAACCCTGAAGGTGGAGCTGGGCTCGCCGGTGGCAGCCAGGTAGGAGAGGCCGTCTGGCGTGGCGACGGTCTTGACTGATCCATCAAGGCCGTAGACGCCAATGGCTCCGGCCCGAATCAGCACCAGGTACTGAACCGTGCCGTCGCGATCAACGATGTGCGTGAAGGGCCTGGAAGCCCCGGCAGTGCCGCTGAACAGTTTGCCGATGTAATTGCACGGCGGCCTCTTCTTGAGCCCCTCCACGGGGCTTGGCATGGCGTTGACGGATTGCTCCGCCTGGGACGCCAGCCGCAGGGCGGCCGGCTGCTGGCTGACCCCGTTGATCAGGTTGGGGATGGAGCTGCTGATAAGGGGCATGACTCAACGACGCAGCGCATGGCTGGGCATGAAGGGGATGAAGGGGCCGGTGTGGTTCGGGTTGCCCCGCAGCATGCTGTGCTCGCTCAGCGTCGTCTCCTGATCCAGGAACATCGCCCGCGCCTCCATCTCCTGGGTCAGGTTGATCTTCGTCAGGTCCGCCGAGCCGATCACCGCCTCCTGCAGCTGTCGGCCGGCGCGGATGGTGATGTACTGCCTTGCGTGTTCAGGCAGCTCGTCCCACTCAAGGATGTAGGTCACGTCGGCGACCAGGTCTTGGTCGAACTGGTAGGTGTTGCTGCGGCGGTCGTAGAGCTTCTGTCCCCGCTGCACCACGTCCAGATCTGGATAGCGGTAGATGTCGACGACGACACGGCTGACGTTTGCTCCGACGGCAATCTCTTGAGTGCCGGCGTTCCGCAGCAGGGTTCGCTCGTAATCCGTGTTGAACGACCAGCCTTCCGTCTGCAGCCGCCGGCTTGTGCTGTCAACCATGTCCTTCGCTTGCTGAGCCAGGCCGAGCTGGCCATCCAGGCCATTGACGGGCGCCTCGCCCATCATCTGCAGCGCTCGATTGACGGCTTCGAGCAGGGTCGTCAGGGCCTGGGCCATGGGTCAACTCGCAAGAAAAAAGGGGCCCGAAGGCCCCCTAAGCATGAAGCCTCAGCTGGTCGCCGTGTAGATCTCGATGGCGCAATCCGGGCGCAGGATCCCGGTGCCGAGAGCCATGGAGGCCACCATGAAGGTGCCCTGCCACAGTGCCGACACGTCGCCGCCGGTCTGCTGCATCTTGAGATCCATCAGCTTCACCGTGCCGACGGCCTGCTTGTTGAACACAAGCGAGACGCAGTCGGTGAAGTTGGCGGTGTAGTCGTTCTGCTCACCCGCCACCGCGGTGCGGTTGGTGGTGGGCAGTTGGTTCGACTTCAGGATCGTGATGCCAGCGACCTTCAGCACGGTGCCGTCGGCGTAGGCGCCAGCGCCACCCCAGTCA